CGGGCCATCTGGCGGTAGCGGTCGGCGACCACCTGGTAGTGGATGAGCGTGTCGATGATGCTGGTGCGCGCCGGGCCCGGTGCCATCTCGGCACCGCGGGCGGCGAGGGCGGCGTGGAACTCCTCGGACCTGCCCGCCACCTCTTCGGCCCGGTCCGCGACCCGGTCGCAGAAGGCGTTGGTCGCCTCGATCACGTCGCTGGACTGCATGGGGTGGCCCTCATGCCGCAGGCAGGGCGGCGCGCAGGCGCTCCTGCCATCCGTGGATATCGTCGTCGTCGGGCAGCGCGCCGGCGGCCGCGTCGCCCGGGGGCGGCGCGTCGGCCTGGGCGATCCACGCGTCGACGGCGGGCTCCGACCAGCGGTTCCCGAATGGAGCCTTTGGCCTGGGGAAGCCCGCGGCCTCGAGTTCCTTGCGCTTGCGGTACCAGCGCTCGACCGTCAGGCCGAGCTTGTCGGCGACCTGCGCGGTCGTGAGCAGGCGGGCCGTGCTCATCCGAGTATCCACCCGAGCGTGGCGGCCGTGGTGCCGGCGGCCAGCAGCGCGGCCGCCATGGCGGCGCGCCGGGTCCGGCGCCGGCGCCGGCGGACCGGGCGGACGTCGAGCCCGGTGATCGCGCCGCCGGCGGCGAGCGGGGAGATCAGCCACATGGCGCGGCCTCCCCGTCGTAGCGGGCGGCCGCGGCCGCCAGCTCGTGCGCCAGGTGCTCGGGCAGGATCTCGGCCGAGGGTAGGAACTCCAACTCCTCGAAGTCCGGCATCGGCGGACGGTGGAGGACCTGCAGGCACCGGGCCCGGCCGGGATGGCGACGCAGCCAGCGCTTGTCCACGAGCTCGGTGACGACGCGGTGCACGGAGCTGCGGCTGACGAGATCCATCTCGCAGCCGATCTCGTTGTAGCTGGGCACGACGCTGTAGGTGTCGTGCCACTCGACGATGACGCGCAGCGCGGCGAGCTGCTTGCGCGTCAGGGGCAGCGGCGCGTCGGCCGCGACGGCGGGGGCGGTGATCATTCGGGGGCCTCCGGAGAGGGGGCGGGCAGCGGCGTGCCGGTGTTGCCGGCGTCGACGACGATGGGGATGCCGCCGGTTCCGTCGGCGTAGAGGACAGTGTTGTCCCCGTGGATGGCGATCCGGGCGACCTCGGAGCCGTCGGAAGCCAGCAGATGCATCACGGTGATGTGGCAGAGGTGGTTGAGGTCCGAGTGTTTCCAGTTCCGCTGTTCGACGCGGACGATCGCGACGTCGAAGACGGCGAGTTCGGGGCGGCCCAGGGCGGGGTGCATGGCGAACGCCGTTCGCTCAGGCGGCGACGTCGGTGTCGACGTCCAGCCCGCGCTCGCGCAGCCGGGCCGTCGCCATGCGCTGGGCCTCGCCCTTATGGTGGATGATGTCGAGATCACTGAAGCCGGCGCGCAGCAGGTCGGCGAGGGTGCAAGACTGCTGGCCGGTGACGCGGTCGACCATCACCGTCGCCATGCGACGAGCGATGGTGTTAGTGGCGCGGTGCTTACGCATGAGGTTACCTCCATCGAAGAGCGATGGAGATTATCCAACATAATGTTGGAAAGCTGTCAACCGCTTCTGTTGGAAGGAGCGGGCGCCCCCCTTAAGCCGTTATCGGCACGGGTACATGGACAAGAGTCCGTCGTAATATAATTGACGGACGTCTAAAGAACCCACCTTGCTTCCGTAAAGCGCCGCTGAGAAATCCAATCGCTCCTCAACAACAGCCCATACAAATAACTCTCTTCTCTCGCCAAAAAATGGCGAATCATCCGGAATGCATGGTCCATAAACGAGATAATCGCCTGATCTGCGCTTCGCCGTCTGCATTGAGACATAGCGAGACACGTAGGAATGAATATAAGAGAGTTTGTCGATAAAGCGGAATCTAACCTCCTGACAGATTGGTGTTTCGCTGGCGCAGCGGTTGAAGTTCTCGTGAGATTCCCGGTACTCTTGAACAGTTAACGTCCATCTTGGGTCTAGCAGAGTTGAAGAGTTGTCTGCCACAAGGGGATCTGGAAAAGAAGCTGAAAGTGCAGCGCAGATGACTGTTGTCGATATTATTAAAGCCGTCTTCCGTACCATATTACACGTCCTATAATGCGAATTTCATCAGCGGTTCTCTCGTACATTCTGTGTTTTGGATTGTCGGACGAAATAACAACGGTTGGGGGGTCGCTATTTGGGATGTACTCGACACGCTTTACGACGACACCGATCCCATCCCACAGCGCGAATATGCCTGGTGGGCTCGGACGTCGGTCCCCGAGATCAACCATGACACGATCGCCGGAAAGCAGAGTGGGTTCCATACTGTCGCCTGCGACTGGCAAAATGCTTACGTTGTTCGCTCGGACGCGTAGCTCGGAAGCAATGTACTCAGCAGGCATTTCCCACCGAGCGGCAACCGCATCAGTGCTCAGCAGACCTCCGTTGCCGTCCGGCACGTAATGAAGTAGCGCCTCTCCGCCTGCCCCCATCCCGGCACGCACGTCGATCTCCGCAATAGGAACTGATTGTGTGGCCGGCCGCTGAACCTCGGAAGCGGGAGGTTGAGGCTTTCGAGGTTTTGTGCCGTTTACGACATCGCCGGACACAATCAACTCCTCCAGGTTCACCCCTAAAGCCTTGCTTAGCTTCCGCATCCAGTCCGCAGTGAGGCGACGCTTTCCCTGTTCCAGCATGCTTATCTGCTGGTTGCTAGTGCCGACCAGTTGGGCAAGCTGCTCGAGCGTCAGGCCACGCTCTTGGCGGATTTCCCGGAGACGAATTTTCATCCCTAGGTTTTCCACCAAAGTGGTGGATCTAAGCCACCAACAAGCCGCTTGACCAACTCCAACGGATTGTTGGATAACTTTGGTCATGACGCTTAAAGCTTACCTCGCTCTGATGGGTTGGACAGTGGCGCAAGCCGCTGCTGCATTCGACTGTCCGCACGAGACGATGCGCAAATGGGTTAATGGCGAGCGGATACCCCGCCCTCGGACCATGGTTCGCATTGAAGAATGGTCTGGGGGGCAGGTACGACCGGGTGACTGGTTCGGCGCGATCTCATCACCAGAACAAATCAGAAACATCGGCCTGGCCTTTACGCCCAGGAGGGCGGACGCAGCATGAACGCGACCCATGCCTACTACCTGGACGCCTCCCGCCGCCTGGTGGGGCTCGAGATGCGGCCGCATGCACCGCTCAAGTCGAAGAAACCGGCGGTCGGCTTCCACTACCTGGACACCGACCGCCGGCTGGTGACGCTGGAGATGCGGCCGCACTCGCCGCTTCGGCTTCAGCGCTCGACGGCTTTCGAGATGCTGTCGAGCAGGCTGGTGGCGAGGCTGGCGACTTGGCGCTGGTGGTCGGGCATCGCCGCGATTTGGGCGCGCACCGGGTCGAGATCGGTCGGATGCTGCCGGAGGACGGCGATGAGGATCGCCTCGATCACGAGCAGGTGCGCGGCGTGGACGCTCTGCGCGCCGGCCGCGTGGCGCGCGATCTCGTCGGTGGCGGTCAGGTTCTCCGACAGGGTGAGAAGGTCCTTCGCGAGTGTATCCAAGTCCAGCTTCACGGAACTCTCCATGGTTGAAGAGGGCAAGGATAGCGCACTCACCAGCGGCAGTCATGCGGTCCGGGACCGAGCCGGGGGCGGTGCGCCGTGACCGCGGCCGGACCTATCAATCATCAGGGAGCGGCCGGGAGGCCGGGAAGAGCATGGATCACAACGAAGTCAGCATCCGCTGCATCGAATTGGCGCGTGAGATGGGCCACTGGGAAACGAAGCGCGTCATTGACGCGGCCCGCGAGCTTCGCGACTTCGTGTATGGACGGCGCGACACGGAGATCATCCGCGCCGCACAGTCGGTTGCCGAAGCCGTCAACCCCGGCCGTGAGGATCGGTGACGGCCCGCAGGCATTCCGTGTAGGTATCCAGAACCCATTTGCGATCCGCGTCATGGCTGCCTTGGGTGCCCGGAATTCGCTTCCCTTCAACGAAAGCGACAATGTCCAGCAGTCTGAGGGCAGCCGCCTCGGGTGTTTCTGGGTAGGCCATGAGTTCCTCCATCTGCAAGGTTTGGCAACCGGCAGTGTAGGAGGCATGCGCGCGTCCGTCGAGGGCGCGCGCATGAACTGCACGTGACGCGCGTGCAGGCCCAGGCGGTGGCGCTGACGGCGATGGAGCTGGCCGGGCGCACCGTGCCCGAGATGTGGGCCGAGCTGCGCCGGGCCGCCGGGTTCCGGCCGAGCCGCAAGGCGTGCCGCGCGACCTGGTCGGACGTGCACGACTGGGTGACGCTGCTGGTGCTGGACGCCGCGGCCGAGGCCCGGGTCCGCGCGCCGAGATGGCTGCTGGTCGTGGTGCGGGAGATGCGCGCCCATGGCTAGGCAGCCGTCCCTCTTTCCCAGTTTCCGCGCCGCGACCGCCGGGGCCCCCACCCCGACGGCCGCGCCGCTGCTCTTCGACGATCTGCCCAGGGTGGCCATCACCTCCGGACGCCAATCAATCTGGCGGACGGAGGCCCGTACAACCATGCGGAGAGTTACGGAAGAATTGCGTCGGCTGGCCGAGCGCGAGGGCGAGGACGGCATCGGCGAGCGCTGGGCGGCGGCGTTGCGGCGGCGCTATCCGGATCGCGCCCGGGCGAAGCGGATCGCGCGTGACATGTGCGTCGAGATCCGCACCGCGGAAGGGTGGCTCGCCGGCCAGGCGCCGCAGGTCAAGGCGCTGTGGCGCGCGGCGCTGGTCCACGGGCCGGCGATCGTGACCGAGGTGCTGCTGCCGGGCACCAGCCTCGACCAGCAGGCGCGGGTCGACAGCGGGCTGCTGGAGCTGGAGCAGCGGCTCGACGCGCTACGGCGCGAGATCTCGACATTGAGAGGGAGCGATGGGACGTGATCGAGGGCTTGCTCTTGCGGGCCGCGAACGGCCTGGCCGGCCTGGCCGAATGGCTGGCGGCGCGGGTGCGCGCGCGCCGGCGCCGGCACCGCCGGTCGAGGATGTCGCGGACGTGATCCGTTTCGAGGCTGCGCGCGGACGGTCGGTCGCGACCCTGGCGCTGATCTTCGGCCGGCGCCAGCGCGACATCCGCCAGATTCTGCAGGACACCGGGCGGGACTGTTCCCGCGGGCCCGGGGGAGGCCCGAGCATACCAACGGAGCCTGACGTCCGGCCCGCCCCGGTCGCGTCTGAAACCGGCAAGGCTCCGGTTCCCCCACCCCCTTCTCCGATCGGGCGCCGCGGCGTGCCGGCCGCCGACCTGGCGCTGATCGAGGCCGCCGTCCATGCCGGCCGCGTGACGCGCGTGGCGGCGGGCGGTCATGCCGGCTGGACGCCGTCATGGTGGCTGTGGTGATGGAGGAACGCCGATGATCAATCGCGTCCGTTTGATGTGGTGCCGGCTGTGGGGCAGGCTTCCGGGCCTCAGCGCGAGGGACCACGAAACGCATCTGGATCGAATGGTTCTCCTGTCGCAAGAACTCGTGCCCGGTGGATGCGTCGTGCCAGGGCATCGCGCAGTTCCTGAGCGGCGACATCACTCCACTCCGGAGGAAGATCGGGAAACGTCATCTTCTCCGCAGCATGCTCTGCGACACGCAGCCATTCGTCCGCGGTCCGAGAAGGGTTCGGCGACATGTTGAACACCGCGGCCATCGTCCAGGAGAGAAGGAAGTCGGTCGCTATTTCGTTGGCGGCTCGGGAAATTTGCTCTTCCGTGGTCAAGGCTACCTCCATCGGTTGTGTGGCAGCGCCGATGGTAGGTGCGGAACGGGCAGCTGTCACGGCTGCCCGTTCCATCTGCGCGGGAATGCCGGCATGAGCCATGACGTTCCTTCCTCCCGCCTCGACGGGGCCGTGGACGACGTCGCGCCCCCGGTCCCGTCGCCTTTTCCCTGGCAGGTTCCGGCCCCGCCCTACGAGCGGGTGCGCAAGGTGCTGCTGCTGGCGCTGCAGGACATCGCATCCGGCAAGGGCGCCGACCGTCACGTCAGCGACGACGAGCCGATCGAGCAGCAGGACACGATGCAGATCCTGCGCGCGCACGGCTTGGCGTTCGCCACGGGGCAGATCGAGAAGAAGTCGCGCGAGGCCGGCCGCATGGCCCAGCGCGGTGATCCGCGGTCCGCGCAGCTCGAGCTGCTCGGCGTCATGGCCTATGCGTCGCTCGCTTGGCTGCGCCTGGCCGAACAGGGAGGCGAGGATGTCTGAGCTGCCGCCCGACGTCGACCTGGTGCTGCACGCGACCATGATCGGGCAGGGCGTGCGCTCGGCCGACGTCTTCGCCCGGGCCTGGCGCGCGCTGGACCGGATCGGCCGGCCGGCGCCGGCGCCGATCGAGGCGCTCGCGGCCGCGGTCGAGGCGGCGCTGGCGCCGGCGGTCGTGACGCCGGCGGCGGCCGAGCGGGTGCATGAGGCCGTGACCAGCTATCAGCGTGCCTGTCCGGCTCCCCAACCCGCCGCGGCGCCGGCCCCTCGATCGGCGCGCGGCGAACGCCGTTCGCACCGGATGCGGCGGCCGCGGCCGGCCGAGGTGCTGCCGCCGGCGGAGGACGAGGGCCTCGCCACCGAGGCCTGGTGGGCGGCATGAGCGGACAGGAACGGCGCCACCTGCACAGCGTCGACGAGATCGCGGAGATGCTGCGCGCGCGCATGCTCGACCTGGTCGAGGCGTGGCAGCTGCAGGGTCAGGTCGACGGCAACGACTTCGTGTGCTGCAACCCGCTGCGCGCGGACCGCAAGGCCGGATCGTTCCGGATCTGCGTCCGCGGCAGCCATGCGGGGTTGATCAAGGATTTTGCCAGCGGCGAGCGCTGGTCGGCGCTGGGCTTCACGGCGCAGCTCTGGTTCCGCGGCGACCAGGTCGAGGCCATCAAATGGGCCAAGGGCTGGCTCGGCCTCGACGGCACCGACCCGGATGCGCTGAAGAAGACGCGGCGTGCGGTCGAGGTGGCGGCCGAGCGTGTCGCCGAGGCCGACGACCAGGCCGAGCAGAAGCGACGGCGGGCCTATGCACGGTTCCTCGAGGCGACCGCCGACGTGAAGGGCACGCCGGTCGAGCGCTACCTGCTCGGCCGTGGCCTCGACCTGGGCCGGTTGCCGTTTCCGACCGGCGCCATCCGGTACCATCCCTCGCTGTGGAACCAAGAGAGCGGCCGGCGCTGGCCGGCCATGGTCGCGCCGATCGTCGGCGCCGACGGCCGGTTCCTCGCCGCACATCGCACCTGGCTCGATGTGCGGTCCGACGGCCACGTGACCAAGGCGCCGCTCGACCGGCCCAAGAAGGTGCTCGGCCGGTATGCCGGCGGGACCATCCGCCTGTGGCACGGGCTGCGGGTCGATCCAAAGACGGGCGAGATCCGCAAGGGCGTGCCGCTGGCCAAGGCCAAGCCCGGCGCCTGGGTCGACATGACCGAGGGCATCGAGGACGGGCTCACGGTCGCGATCGCGGAGCCGGAGCTGCGCATCCTGGTGGGGGTGTCGGTCAGCAACTGGGGATCGATCAAACTGCCCGACCAAGTCGAGGGTGTGTGCCTCTGGAGGCAGCGCGACCCGCCGGGCAGCGAGGCGGAGCGGGGGTTCAACCGCGTCGTCGAGAACTTCGTCAATCAGGGAAAGCGCGTGCGCCTGGTGCTGCCGCCCGAAGGCGCGAAGGACGCCAACGAGGTGGTGCAGCAGGGCGCCGGAGAACAGGACATGCGGGAGAGGCAGGCATGAGCCCCGACGGGTTCGACAATGTGCGGGCGATGCGTGCCCGGGCCGCGGAGGTTCCCCCGCCCGGGGACGGCGACGGGGACGACGTCCCGCCGGACCCGATGCGCGAGGAGTTCCTGCCCGGGCGCTGCCCGGTCGTGCCGCTGGGTGTCACGGGCGATCTCTACTACTACCTCGACCAGCTCCGCCAGCTGCGCGACCTGAAGGCCAAGGACCATTCGCGGCTCAACATCCAGTCGCTGTTCGGGGAACGCAGCAGCTTGCTGCGGGAGTTCTGGCCGCGACGGACGCAGGACAAGCGGACCCAGGAATGGGTGACGACGGGATGGAAGCCGGAGGAGGCGGCCGAGTGCCTGATGGCGGCCGCCGCGCAGTGCGGCGTCTGGTCGGCGCAAGAGCGGGTGCGCGGCGCCGGCGCCTGGACCGGCGCAGACGGCGAGCTGATCCTGCACGCCGGCGACGTCCTGCTGGTCGTGCCGCCCGAGAAGGGCGAGCCGGAGGAGCTGCAGCCGGGCCTGCGCGACGGCATGGTCTATCCGACGGCACCGGCGATGCACAAGCCCTCGCCCGACCGGCAGCCGGTCGGCGAGAAGGGCCCCGGCGCACGGCTGCTGCGGCTGCTGGAGACATGGAACTGGCGGCGAAAGGACGTCGACGCCTACCTGCTGCTGGGGTGGATCGGCGCCGGCATGCTGGGCGGCGCGATCCGCTGGCGGCCGCTGGCGTGGATCACCGGCGGGCGCGGCACCGGCAAGAGCACGCTGCAGGACGCCATCAAGTGGCTGCTCGGTCCGGCTGGCATCCTGCAGACCTCGGACGCGACCGCGGCCGCCGTGCGCCAGATCCTGCGCCACGCCTCGCTGCCGGTCGCGATCGACGAGGCCGAGGCGGAGGAGGACGGCCGCCAGATGGCCAAGCTGATCAAGCTGGCCCGCGACGCGGCCACGGGTGCGCTGGCGGTGCGCGGCGGCGCCGATCACGAGGCGACGCAGTTCACCATCCGCTCGTGCTTTCTGTTCTCCTCGATCCTGATCCCGCCCTTGTTGCCGCAGGACCGCTCGCGCATGGCGATCCTCGAGCTCGATAAGCTGGGCGACGCCAAGCTGCCACCGATCACGCCGCGCAACATGGGCGAGCTCGGCCGCCGGCTGCTGCGGCGCCTGGTGGACGAGTGGCATCGATGGCCGGAGACGGTCGACGCCTACCGCGAGGCGATGCAGCGGGCTGGGCATTCGGCTAGAGGGCAGGACGTGTTCGGGACGCTGCTGGCGGCCGCGGACCTGCTGCTGCACGACCGCGTGCCCGACGAGGCGACCTTGAAGGCGTGGGAGGTGCGGCTGTCGTCGGCGACGCTGTCCGAACTCGAGGGCGATCTCTCGGACGAGGCGGCCTGCCTCAACTACCTGCTGTCGACCTCGGCCGAGCAGCCGCACGACCGAATGCGCATGACCATCGGCCGCTGGATCGGCCGGGCCAGCGGCCGCTTCGATCGGGACCTCGACGAGGCCGGCCGGGAGAAGGCCAACCGTGTGCTGCAGGAGCACGGCCTGAAGGTGATGCAGTTCGAGGCGCAGCAATGGGTGGCGGTGGCCAACTTCCACCGCGGGCTGATGCGTGTCTTCGACGGCTCGCAATGGGCCGGCAAGGCCGGGGCGCAGGGCGTGTGGGTGCAGGCGTTGAGGCGATTGCCCCACAAGGTCCCGAAGGACCCGCAATGGGTGGGTGCGCTGACGCGCGTCACGCTGCTGCCCCTTCATCTCTGTCTGCCCGCGCCTGGCGAACGCCAGGCGCCTCACGAAGGATCGACGGCCGGCCCTTCCGCTCGCCCCGACCCGTCGGCTGGCCCGCCGGCCGGCGCTTCCGCTTACCTCGACGTCGCCGGCGATGATCCGTTGGCCAGCGAGGACGGCCGGGACCATAGGGCTCCGCCGCCTCCGGATGGCTATTGATGCGCCCGCGCCCCGACCCCGGCGGGTACGGACAGAAACGCGCAGCGCCGCCCGGAGGCGCGGGTGTGGGGGCGTAAGGCGGGCGTAAGTTCGGGCGTAAGGTGATTTCGCGAGGCGGTTCAAGGGGTTGGCGCGCCACCTTACGACCTTACGGGCTTACGCCTCGTCTCCTTTATATGTGCGGGCGCGCGGGTGAAGAAAGATAAGTGTAAGTCCGTAAGGTCGTAAGGAATGGATGTAGAGAACTGGATTTCATCTTCTCGATCAAAGGGTTGATGGGCAGACAGGGACCTTACGGCCGGGCTTACGGGCGGCTTACGGTCCGGGCCAATAAAAAATTGGGGGTTTATTCGATGGACGAGCGGAAGACGGGGTTGGCGGCGGCGCTCGAGGCGACGGGACCGGGCGAACCGCCGGTGGCGCCGGTCGAGCAGCTGCCGCTGCTGCCGGCCGACCAGCTGGAGGCGCTGCCGGACGACGCGACGGCACGGCGCCAGGCACTGACGCAGCCCCGCCGCGGGCCGGGCCGGCCGCCGGGCGCGCGGAACCGCTCGACCGAGGACTGGCGGCGCTACCTGCTGTCGAAGTACCGCTCGCCGCTCGAGGCGCTGGCGGAGGCGTACAGCCGGCCGGTCCGGGATCTGGCGGCCGAGCTGGACTGCAAGCCGATCGAGGCGTTCGCGGTGCAGATGAGGGCGGCGGCAGACCTGGCGCCGTACCTGCACGGCAAGATGCCGGTCGAGGTGGCGTTCACGGGGCCGCTGCCGGTGCTGCATCTGGTGGCGCCGGAGGACGCGCTGCGGGCCTTCCAGGCCGAGCAGCAGGACGGTCCGCTCCTCGACCTGTCCGCCCTGGAGCCGCTCGCCGAAAGCGAGGAAAATCAAGGGGTTAGCGGGGCGGGAGAGAAGATGTCTGACGGCGGGATGTCTGACGACGGGGAAGAAGGTGAGGGAAATCAATGAGTTCGGCCGTGCGTACCACTGATTTAGGATCAGTCGGCCAGCGGGCCGGGCGGGGCGCCGAGGCGGCCCGGCCGGCGGCGGGCGCGGCCGGCGCCGGCTGGGCGGCCGCGGCGGGGGGCCACCCCCCCACGACCGCCGCCGCCCCTACTGAGGGGCCTGTGAAAAAGGCCCCCGGAGTTTCCGGGCGAGCGAAAGAACCCCAGGCCGCAGGCCGGGGTGTGGGTCCGGGCGCGCGGGGTGCGGGCGAATGAGCGCGCCGTATCTCCGCTACGCGCCGCCGGGCCCGGTCGCGGCCCGCTTCCTGGCGAGCAGCGCGTTCACGCGGGGGATCATGGGCCCGGTGGGTTCGGGCAAGACCGGCTCATGCCTGATGGATTTCCTGTATCGGGCCATGCGCCAGGCGCCTCACCCGCGCGACAGGGTCCGCCGGACGAAATGGGCGGTGATCCGCGACACCTATCGCCAGCTCGAGAAGACGACGATCCCGTCGTGGCACCATTGGGTGCCGAAGGGGCTCGGGGAATGGGTCGGTGGCAGCGGCGGGCAGCC